CAATGTTGCAAGCCATATTAAATATGGGCGAGGAATTTGGAAAGAAATGGAATTAGCTGACATGATGGTTGACTTCGGCCGTGTTGTAAAATCTGGAGCATGGCTTAAGCTTCCGGACGATGAAAAAATTCAAGTTAAAGCAAACCTTGCCATTTATCTAGAAGAGAATCCAGAAGAATACAAAAACTTTGAACAAGAAATATTTACAATGGTTGGAATTGAAAAGTGAAGATCAGAGACTTGAACAATGAAATCCATAACTGGAAGCTACAGGGGTATGTGACAAAAGCAAACGAGAGAAGGCCCCGCTCCAAGCTACATCTGGCAGCAAAAGACCTACTCATTGGGCTTTTTCCCACAGTTCAGATTTTAGAAGAGGTGACCGTACCAATTACAAGAAACGAGAAACTCTTTTTTGATTTTTATATTAACACCCTCAAATTAGTAGTAGAAGTTCACGGAGAGCAACACTATAAATTTAATCCCTTATTTCACACATCCGCACAGGACTTTGCTCATCAAAAAAAAAGAGATGCTCGCAAAAGGGAATGGTGCGAGTATAATAATATTACATGTGTGGAGCTTCCTTTTGATGAAAAGGTAGAAGAGTGGAAAAGCCGAGTGCTGCAACGGAACAATTAGTCAAACTGGACTCCATCTTAGACGAATACGAATCCAGCGTTGGGCTTCCCCTTTATTCTGCCGACTTTCATGATCCGTCTGTTCATAAATACATGCAAATGGATCGAACGTCCATAGAAAAGCTAACTCTTGAAGAGTGCGCCGAGGCATCCCTTCTCTTGGGCAGTCTCTCTTTTCATATTCAACGATCTCACAACCGCGAACTTGCTCGCGTTCGGTGGGCAGAAACTTCAATAAAATCTACAACCTCCGGAAGAGAGAATCAATACTCCGGTTCGTGGGATAGCCAATACTATCAAGCCATTAAAGACAACGATTACACCCGAAAGCTTTTATCCATCAAAAAGTATGCCCAGCAAAGAGCCGATAGGCTTACCTATATAGCAAGCTCGATTAAAAATCTGGCAGACCTTTTTATAAATCTACAAAAGGCCAAGGCCGGTAGGCGACATGAATAAAAAAGAAGAATTGAAAAAGCTACTGAAAGAGTTCACCAAAGATGAGCTTATGGAAATCATGGGAGATTCCGAAGAAGCCCCCTCCTTTCATAAGATTGATAGCAATAAGAAAAAAAGACGGCGCGGAAAGGGAACCCGAAGAAAGGGGAAACAGACCCAACAGAATTCGGGAGGGCGATCTACCAAGGTATACGGCAAAAACAAGGGAAACCCTTGCAGGACTGGCAGCATTGATACTGCGGCACAAAGACCCAACAGGTTTGATGACTTCATGAAGGATACGATGCTCACCGCAACCGAAAAAAGTGAGCTAGAAGAGGCTTCAAGGTCTGACAACGAGAATAAAGACGTGCCACTCACTCCCAGAACACGAAGTTCCAACCTTGTAGAAGTGGAATGTCGATCATGCGGCACCCAAGAAATGATTTCTGCGTCAGTCATACATGATATAAATAGATGGAAATGCAACAACTGTTCCTCCCAAGCGTGTGATTAAAGATATGATTTTACAAGACCTTCCTGCCGAACGAGCTATATTGTCTGGAATATGTCGCTACGGATCGAGCGCGCTCTTCGATGTTGCTGATATTATTGATGACAATAGCTTTACCATAGAATCTAATATCGCTATTTACTCATGCCTGAATCATATTATAGAAAAAAATGATTCGGCCGAAATAGATGTGCCTTCTATTCTTTCTGCCGCCAAAGAGATAGGGCTAACGGGCTTTTTCAATAATCAAGAAGTCTCCCATTTAGCCTCCATAATGAAATTTCCAGTTCTGCTGAAAAATGTCCGACAATTTGCGGGCAAAATTAGAAAGCTACAAATAGCAAGAATGATGTACGATCAGCTAGAACTGACGAAGGAAAGGTATATAGACATCAAAGGGGATGAGCCAATTTCAACCATTCTAGGAATTGCAGAAGAGTCCATCTTCGAGTTCACATCTCTTTTGTCGGACAGCGACGACGCTCCCATAAAAATATTTAATGATATAGAAGAATACTTAACCGAGCTTTCAGAAGATCCTGTTGATCAAATAGGAATTTCCACAGGATATCCCCGTTATGATTTTGCAATAGGAGGGGGCTTGAGGAGAGGAACCGTTAACGTAATTGGGGCTCGCCCGAAGGTAGGAAAAACACTGCTTGCAGACAATATGGGGGTTCATATGGCCAGATCAGGCATTCCCGTATTGAACCTAGATACCGAAATGAGAAAGGAAGACCACCAAAATCGCCTTATGGCAATGCTTACCGGGGTGGAAATTAATGATATTGAAACGGGAAAGTTTGCAGAAAATGCAGCCTCAAAGAAAAAAGTATTTGATGCAGCAGAAGAAATCAAAGGCCTTCCCTATTATTTCAAATCAATTGGAGGCACTCCTTTTGAAGACCAAGTCTCAATCATGCGCAGATGGCTCGCAAAAATCGTTGGGCTAAACGATAAGGGCAAAGCAAAAGACTGTGTTATCATTTATGATTATCTAAAACTCATGGACTCTTCTCAAATAAAAGGAGACATGAAGGAATTTCAGGTTCTTGGGTTTATGATGACCGCCCTCCACAACTTTGCATTAAGATATGAAGTTCCTATTCTTTCTTTTGTTCAGCTTAATCGAGACGGAATAAATAAAGAGACAACAGATACAGCATCTGGATCAGATCGAATTATTTGGTTATGTTCCAACTTTAGTATCTATAAGACAAAATCCGATGAGGAAATAGCCAAGGACGGCCCAGAACACGGAAACAGAAAGCTCGTTCCTGTTATCGCTAGGCATGGAGAGGGGCTTGAAGACAGGGACTACATTAACATTAGTATGAATGGAGCTTGCGGTAAAATAATAGAAGGACATACAGCTTTTGAATTAGAAGATGGAATTAACACAAACGACAACGATGAATCCTACTCAGATGATGACGACATCCCCTTCGTATAAATACGGCGACTATGGCAAGCTGAAAGCACTTTCCCAGATGGCGGTGCAATACATAGATCAAATATATGAATATTTTGGGATACGAAAGTCTTATAAGAATGAAATCTTAATAAAGTCAGTGTGTCCCATCCATGGGGGAGACAATCCAACGGCCCTCAACATGTACTATAATGGGGACTATAAGGTTCACTATAAGTGCAGAACTCACCAATGCGAAGAAACATTTGGGAATAGCTTTATACACTTTATTAAAGGGGCCCTCTCTCGCTTTAGGTATAATTGGGAACACGAAGGAGACAAAGAGGCCACCTTTGGTGAGGCAGTAGAATTTCTGTTAAAACTTTTAGATCAAGACTTCAATTCTCTTAGCAGCGAAAACATAAACATCGAGAAGATGAAGTTTGGTGGTCTCATTAATAGTCTTTCCGTTAAGGAAGGGCGCGGGATTGGTGTTACACAGGAAACCTACAGGCAAAAGGTTCAAGTTCCCTCTCAATATTATATAGAAAGAGGGTTTTCCAAAGAAGTTCTTGAGGAATATGACGTTGGATATTGCGACAATCCTAGAAAACCCATGTATCGCAGGGCTGTTGTGCCCATCTACGACAATGATCATAAATATATTGTAGGATGCACAGGAAGAAGTATATTTGAAAAATGTTCGCAGTGCAATAATTACCATAGTCCCGATAGTAAATGTAGACATTTTCCCAAATGGTTGCACAGCAAGGGTTTCCAAAAGGAAAAGTGGTTGTATAATTATTGGCGAGCCAAGGACCAGATATTGGACAGTGGGACTGCCATCCTTGTAGAATCCCCCGGAAATGTTTGGCGTCTGGCCGAGGCTGGCATTCATAATGTTGTGGCAATTTTTGGAACGGCATTTAACAATGATCAAAAGCATTTACTTGACGAGTCGGGGGCTCTCTCCCTGATTTGCCTGATGGATAATGATGAAGCAGGAAAGAAGGCGGCTCAAAAAATCGAACAGCAGTGTGCAATGCTCTACAGACTATATTTTCCAAACTTTAATACTAATGATATTGCTGAACTAAATGTGGATAAAATAACAGAAGACATTAAACCTTGGATTGACAAGGCCAAACAATTATATAAAGGGCTTTGAGATGAGTAATGTAAAAGAGTATGCGGTAAGTTATCTGTTCCATAAGGCCGTTTCCGATCAAGAGAAAGCGAAGCTGTCCTTGGAACTGCTAATGAACAATGCCGCAGGAATTGGAGACCACTCAACTGGAGATTTTCATAACAACTTAGATGAGTCGCTGGACTTGTTAGTAGATGCAGAGGATCGACTTGAATGCATAACCAGACACTTCGATCCCTTCAATTCAAAATCTAAAGAAGGGGAAAAGGATGCCGACGAACCAAGAGGAAGCTAGAAAAATATATAATATTGTTAACGATTACCTCGGTCTCCGTGCGGCCAGAGAATTAACAAAGCGACTTGTGTCTGAGGTTGGTGCAGAAACCATCAACAGCTCACTGAAAGAAAGCCTTCAAATGCTATACAATCTATATCACAGCAATCCAAACGCCATCGCTGCCAGAGATTGCGCCGCTTTACATCACGACGATTAACTTAAGGGTAGTCATGACTCAAATAATTGCTTTTGCAGGAAAGAAACAAAGCGGAAAAAACACCGCTTGCAACTTTATTTTAGCAATGAAGCTGGCAGAGCTTGCTACTTGCAAGGCTGCTCGCCTATCTAAGAGTGGAGAGATTGAAGTTTCTGACATTTTGGGAGAGACTCACCCCAAAATGGAATGGATTCCATTTAGAGACCCTTATATTGACACCGAAGCTCTTTTCAATAACGAGCTTAGTGCTTTCGTAAAAATGTATGGTCTAGCAGACTCTCTCAAGGAAATGTCTGTCTCTATTTTGGGCCTTGATTATCAACAGGTTTTTGGAACGGATAGCGACAAAAATAGCAAGACCAAACTAAAATGGGAAAATATGCCCGCAGTTATATCCCCCTCAGAACTTAAAAAGAGAGGGGTTTCAAGAAAAGATGCGGAAAAGCTTGGAATGATTGTTCACGCAAGGGGCGCTATGACAGCCCGCGAGGTCTTACAATACGTCGGAACAGACGTATTTAGAAGTATGAATTCGGATGTATGGTTAAACAGTCTCTTGAATAAGATTGAATCGAGTTCACCAGAGCTTGCTCTTATTTCAGATGTTAGATTTGAAAATGAGATTGAGGCTATCCAAAAGAATAAAGGCTTTGTCGTAGGCCTTACAAGAGACCCATATGAGCAAACAGACAGGCACTCTAGCGAATCTGAGATAGAGAAGTGCCTTGAGGCATGTGACATTATAGTTGATAACTCTTCTTTAACTATTCCAGAGCAAAATGAAAAAATTTATTACGCTTTGGAGCATCTTGACGATGTAATGCCTCGCCTTGCATATCAAGAAGATATAATTACAGCAAAGGAATAATATGGGGATTCCCATTGTTTACTTCCGCAGTAGCTCATTCAATTGCCATAGAATGTGCCCGATGAAATACTATGCAGAGTATACGTTGGGATGGCGGGGAAAGTCTGGAAAGAAAGCCGACAAAGGAACCATGTGCCACAAGGTGCTGGAGATTTCTGCTTTGGCTAAGAAAGCATTGCAAGGGGGCCTTGATGTCATAGAAGATAAAGATATTGGATCTGTAGAAACAGGCAATTACGATCCAGAATATTTAGATGAAATCATTGACCGCGTATACAAATATTATACAGAAGGGACACCTCACCATAAGTGGTTCCCGCGAGACAAAAAAGACATCCATAAGTGGGTGTGGAAAGTTTTTGATGATGATGACGGCATGTTTGATCCCAAAAACAGAAACGTAGTGGCTGCGGAGCCACACTTTGATTTTGAAATAGAGGAAGAATGGGCAGCCTACGACTATAAGCTTGCAGATGGAACAGAACTGAAAGGAAACCTCTCCCTCAAGGGGACCATTGATCTTATAACCGACATAGGAGACGGTGTCTATGAGATTATTGACTGGAAGAGCGGACGTAGGCTGGACTGGGCCACAGGAGAAGAAAAGACACAAGCAAAACTGCAAAAAGATGCACAGCTTAGAATGTATCATTTGGCTGCGAAACACATGTTTCCTGATGTAAAAACCTTCTTAGTAACCATCCACTTCATAAATGATGGAGGGCCCTTCACGGTACACTTCCAAGACAGCGACATCCCCAAAACAATAGAAATGCTACGCAAGAAATACGAATTAATTAAAGCTACGGAAATTCCTCAGCTTAATAAAAGCTGGAAATGCAGAAAGTTTTGTCCTGCCGGAATGAGCACGTTTGAGGACACTTATGTAAAGCCCCTTATTGAAAGAAGGTTTGGTGCGGTCACTAAGTATGGAGAATATATGACCAAATGCGAGCAAACTAAATACCTCATTGAAAAGCACGGAATTGAATGGGCAACAGAAAATTTAATGGAGCCTGATCACATTATAGGGGAATACAAGGCCCCCGGAGAACTGCCATGATAGAAATTGAAATAACTAAAGAAATGAAAAATCGGGCGTGGAGGAAGGCACGCGAGATGGGCGTCATACACAATTCTATTATGAAGGGTGGGGGCAATATAGCAGGCTTTATAGGAGAAGAGATTGCAAACTCCCTGATAGACGGGACAGTAAATAACACCTATGACTATGACATAACTTCCAAAAGCGGAATTAAGTATGATGTGAAAACTAAAAGGTGTACATCTGCCCCGAAGCCCAACTATGAGTGCTCTGTTGCCAACTTTAATACCAAACAAAAGTGCGACAGGTACGCATTTGTTAGGGTAGAATTTAAAAACGGAAGGTGGGGAAGGGCTTGGCTCTTAGGATGGCTAACGCATGAAGAATATTTTCAGAAATCAAAAAAACTTACCAAAGGACAGATCGATCCCTCTAATGGCTTTATTGTGCGCGCTGACTGCCACAATGTTGCTATTTCGGAGTTGCGAAAATTTAGGAGAAGGTAATGGGCTTCTATGTTCCTCTTCACGTACACAGTGAATACTCTTTATTAGACGGCCTTTCTCAGACAAAGCATATAGCGGGTCGTCTTGAAGAAATTGAAAGCCCTGCCTGTGCATTAACTGATCATGGAACAGTGTCTGGGGCTGTTGATTTTCAAAAAACGGTTGGCGCTTCCTTTAAGTCTATAATAGGGTGCGAGCTTTATCTGTGCGACGATTCTGCTTCTATCAAAGACCCCTCAAATAGGAAGCTCAGGCATCAGGTCGTTTTAGCAAAAAATTTAAAGGGATGGAAGAATCTACTATCTCTGGTTTCTCAAGCCAACCATCCAAACAATTTTTACCATAAGCCCCGGCTTGATGTAGAGCAGATTTCGTCTCACGAAACGTCTGATCTTATATCTTTTAGTGGGCATTTGGGGTCACGCCTTGCCTCTGCGGTTGTGGATAATCCAGACTGGCAAAAAGACGCTACCAAAGAGGCCGAATACATGCAGGAAATATTTGGCAACGGAAATTTCTTTATTGAAATACAGTTAATTGATTCTCTGCAAAATACATTGGCAAAAGAAGTGGCAGAAAAACTACGAGAGATTTCTAAAATTACAGGAATTCCCTGTGTTGCTACCCCCGACGCACATTATTGTAGGAAAGAAGATGCTCACGATCAAAGGGTGCTTCTTTGCACAGCACTTCGGAAAAGCGTGTCACAGGTTCAAGGAGAAATAAAAGAAGGAAAATGTGTTTCGCTAAAGTCGTTTTTCGAATCAAACAATTATCACATTCCAACCTATGAAGAGATGAAGGAGTTTCATACGGAAGAAGAGCTTCACAATACTGTATTGATATCGGAAGCATGCAATTCTTATGACATACTGGGCCCTCCCAATCCCCCCGTCTTTGGCTGTCCAAAAGACATCCCTCCCAACGACCACCTGAGACATATATGTCGGGAAGGCTGGACACGCAAAATGGGCCACATAGGAAAGGGGCACGAGAGATTTTCTGAATATGGGGAAAGGGTCGATAAAGAAATTTCCAACATTACAGAAGCAGGACTTTCTAGCTACTTTCTTATAGTACAAGATATCTTGCGGTATTAAAAAGAATGAGGCTATATAACTGGTCGGGGGAGGGGGAGTGGCGATGGCTGTATGGTTTCAT